TGGTGGGTGCGCGCAACCACGCTTTCGCGTTAACTCCTGGCTGGAACCAGGTCTCTTTCGAGTGGGCCATGATGGAGGTTTCCCATAGCCGTCAGATTACACTTCTTTAGGTCGCAGAGTGGGATAGCTCCCCGGGCGCTTTGGCACCCGGTTCTACCCAACTTCACGAAGAAACTGTTTTCCGGTTAGTTTCGGATCAACCTCCATGCCTTTCCCTAGACAACACTCAACACTCTGCTTCTTTCCCTACTCTTTCCATTTTGGCTGACTTTTGCTAAGCTCATCCTTTGACCGGATGCCATAATTGGTGACCCCTTGCGGGCGCTTCACACGGCTAGTATACCGCTCGAGGTGTTTCTCCCCTTGCAAGTACCGAATTAACGGCTCTCACTGTCCCAGAGCACGCCCGCATCCCGCGAGGCATGGAGGCACTGGGCTGGAGTAGTTTAATAACAAAGTGCTGAGGTGTCATAATCAGTACTAGAACATGGAGGTATCTACCGTCCCCTCCGGTCGCCAACCTCTACAACCATGGCAACATAATCTGACTCCCTCCTACGTAAGCCTAGCCCGGCGCTACAGCTTAAGAGTACCCCATGTTGGCGGGGCCGCAAGGTGAGAGTGAAGGAGGGCAGGGGGAATTGCAATAAGTGTGAGAAGAAAGTCCGAGTAAGGTCCGATCACCAAATCTCCACGTCTGAGAGACTGAGAGAAAAGGATGGTCATCGACCCACTCGGACAAACGATCAGCGTCGGATAAAAAGACGTCTCGACCGGCTTCATGAAAGGAGAGAAAATGGTCCCATACCCGCTTAGGCCAGGTAAAAGTCCACAATCTACGACTCCTATACACTTTTTGCAAAAAGAAGGGAGAGGTATTCTTGGTAAAGACCTTGGAGGCAACTCTATGACTTGCGCGATCTAGGGTACGACGAGCGGCTCCACGAGGGAGAGCAACGCCGATCCAATCACGACGAAAGTCAAGAGAAACGTCTCTAGACAAGGCATCCACGACAGGGTAAAGGTTGCTCCGAGGAGGAGGACCAACGACCACTGGGATGTTTCTTTCAGTACCAAGAATAAGAACAGGTGCAGGGCCCACACCAAGGGCCCTTTTAACCAAGACCTCCTAATAAGAGCTCCATACGTACTGCGGGACAGTACGCCAGGGACGATAGTCCGAAGGGAAATAGGATGGCGCATCAGAACATTCAGAATGTACGCCTTGACGTCATTCCGAAGAGCTTCAGTGCCACGAACAACCTCGGACAAGAGATCGCCGGAGTCATTACGGGAGGGCCGAAAAAAAGAGAGTACAGGTTTGGGGCACACAAGTCGAGAAGAGACAAAAAAAGGTTGAGAGTTCAGCTCGACCCGACAAGGCGAAATGTCAGTCTTTTCAACGTTGACGACGAGCCCGTAAGCGGAAGTGACTTCCTTCCAGAAGAGGAAAAAGTCGCGGCTACCAGCAAAGGCACAGTCATCCCCGTTGAATCGTCCAACACGTCTCTCACCAGACCCTCGATGGATATCGCTCGCAATGTCAAAACAAGCCTTGTTCAACAGGCAAAGAAGCGGGAAACTGACAAGGTTTCCCATCATCGAGCCTCGTCGAATAGGACGGCGTTCCTTACTGCAGAGTAGCTCTACCCACTCAAGGTTCCGGAAAGAC